GACTTTGTAGGTCAGTTCCGTTCCGATAGACGCCCGCCTGTATTTGAAGCGGAACAAGCGCCATGTCTTACTCTGGCTTCGTGGGCCAAGTGATTGTGCTAGGGAATCCTGCCTGCTGCGGAACATCCCGCAGAGCCTGCCTATAGGTTGTCATCTCTGCCGACATGGTGACATCAGAAAGACCAAAGTGATCAGTCTCTTTCAGAAGGCCATCGCGCTTTGATCTTTCGCTTTCGGCCAGCTTCGCAGATTCGCTTGCGTCATACGCCGCCTGCTGATCCGCGACTGAGTGAGTAACGCCCTCATCATCCGTATACTCTTGGAACATATCGTTCTCTGTCCAAGCGTGTACCCAGTTGCCGTTGGCGTCTTGCTCTACACCGTTGCGTACAACAACCTTGTAGTCTCCAGACGGGTCAGGCTTAGGTGACGCGATTACAGGGTCAATCCCAAGTGTCTCGTTGACGTTTGCGTTCCACACTTTAGGCAGTGAAACATTCGGGTGCATACTGCGGATTTGGCCTTGAGTCTTAACCTCACCCGTTGATCTGATGCGATATTCCGACATAGTTGATTCTCCTATGCGATTGCTAAAAAGATGTAGCTGCCGCCAGAAGCGTTGACGTCAGCAGAAGCGGTTCCGTTTACCCTAAAGCCTCCAGAATAGGGGTCTAAATTATCTTCCGTATATACCCTTGTATTAGTATTCCAAAAGTTGTGCTGATCGGCGGCACCCGCGTTGATTCCTTTGAATATGTCTGTTGAATAAATTTCCCAAGGCCCAGACGCGTCTGTGCGTTTTATTGCTACAAACCTCGCTCCGGTAGAAAACCCGCAATCAATGTTTTGGTTGGTGCCTGTGCCTGTGTAGCTACCGACCTTTGATATTCCGGGAACTGTTGCGAATAGGTACATAATGTACGTCACGCTAGATTGGTTTGCTTGATTTGAGCCATACAAAGAAGCAAGCCCCGCTGTTGATCCAACATTAACCGTAGTGTCTGTAAACATTCCAGAAGAACTGCCGCCAGCGTTACTGCTAGATGTATTTAAAAACAAAGTTGCCGCCGACGATACAGACGTATCCGTTATGGCAGGCCAGTTATATCCGGTTCCTCCTGTGCTTCGTGATTTGCAGATTACTAACTCAGGTTTAACCCCAAGGTTATGTGACACATTGTGGGTTCCTGATCCATTTCCGGTATAAGCCACAACATCACAGAATCCCGGCGCTCTGCGGAACATATAATAATTACGACCATCGCCGTCAGAGCTAAGCACCTTGTTTGACCATACTAGTTCTGGAGCAGAGAATTCAGCGCCTGTGCTTCCAGAATTTAGGCAATTAGTCCCTTGAAGCCGAGATCCCCACTCAAAGTAAACACTAGATGTGACGTTCTTATTGAACATAAAATCTTTAGCAGAGTTGTTAAGGATTGCCCCCCCATCGTAATCCATCTCAAACAAATCAGTAGCCGCAAACTCTTCTGCTGGCTTGTGGGGTCTGCGGATAGCGACGTAGATGTAGTTGCCTCCAGACGCATTGACTTCTCCCCAAGACCCTTCAGTAACAAAACCTGTTGCTGTCAATCCAATTTGCTCTAGCCCACCTTCTGCGGTTGACTGGTTTGGATATAGGTATCTGTCGCCGTTGTTTCCACTTGTTGTCAACCCTCGCATTGAGTCAAAAATAACCCAATCTGAAGAAGAATTTGTTCTTTTAAACATAATCCACTGGGGTTCAAAGCCAACATCTATGGTATTACCAGCAGACCCTGTACCCGTGTAACTCCCACACTTAATAATTGACTCGTCGGAGTCTGTGCCAAAGTCTTGGGCGTCGTGGGCGAATAGGTAGGCGACGTAGGTTCCGCCAGAAGCATTGCAACTGCCATAAGTACCAACAGAAAACTCGGTATCCGTTGGGGATGTGTTGTTCCAAAATGTAGAGTTTGTTTGAGTGCTTGAGCTTCCGTTTAAAAGCAAACCACCTGTATTCCCAACCGAACGGTGGTAAACAAGATTGTGGCCTTCTGCGTCCCTTCTTTTAACGATAATCATCCCCGGAACACTTCCAAGGTTATGGCTTACAGTGCGCCCAGCAACGCCGTCGCCCGTATACGTTACAACATCAAAGAACCCCGGTTGCTTGCGGAATGTCCAAGAAACGTAATCCTTGCCAGATAAGTTTGCTTTTTCTCCATCGCCAGAAATCGTAAACCCGTCAGAGTTAAAACTATCAAGCTGGCTAAAAGACAATTCAGCGTCAGTAGTATTAGCTTTATGCCTTACTAATCTGCCTCTCTCAGTGTCTATTAGCGAATGGTCTGCTCCAGTAGTACCTCCGCTTCGCTTTTTCAGCCAAATAAGACCGCCTTCGCCATCAAGATCGATTCCGTTATCAATCTGATTGGTCGAGCTATTCCCTGCATAGACATACGTTGAAAACACATCGTCAACGTAAGTAGCTCCACCAGCGGCAGCACCCGCAGCGGCTTGTAATGCTTTAAGCGATAAACGACTCATGCTAGAGCTTGTCCTGCTGTAAATCCGTACCAGGTAGTACCACCGTCATGCGTGATGAATACAAAGTAGTCCACCGCGCTGGCAGTAGCCGTCAATGTTGGTGCCGTGGCGGCAGGCCAATCTACTGCCGCAGGCCATGTGACCGTAAAGCCAGATGCGCTAGCGTCTTGCACCAGCTTCAAGCTAAATGCAGACACCTTGCCACTAGAGGCCGGGTTGCTGAACGTGAACGTAGTGTTCTCTGTCAGCGTATGGCTGAAGTTAGTGCCATCTTGGAGGTTTACGGTTGTTGCGTTGCTCGTTGATGTAACGGCCGTGTACTCCTCAGAGATGCCGTTACCAAACGTAACTACGCCGTTAGCGTCAGCTGTTACGGCTTTGCTGGCTTCACTGGTTCCTAGCGTAGTAACGTCAAGATAATTAATCTCTGCAGCTGTAGCAGTAACGCCGTCGAGGATATTTAGCTCCGCAGCAGTAGATGTTACCCCGTCGAGAATGTTTAGCTCTGCGGCTGTAGAGGTAACGCCGTCTAAGATGTTGAGCTCCGCTACCGTTGCGGTAATCCCGTCCAGCACATTGAGTTCAGCGGCCGTTGATGTAACAGCAACGCCCCCAACCTGCCATGAGCCTGCGGTGAGGTTTGGCGCAATCGCTGTAGTGCCGTCCAGCAGGTCATCGAGCGTATCGAGGTTGGTGTTTAGCTTTGTTCCCCAGGTGTCATCAGATGCGCCGACCTCGGGCTTCGTGAGTCCATATGTAGTGGTAGTTGTGTCGGCCATGCCTAATCGCCCCTATACGATGCTTCTGTCCATGTATCCGTTGGTTGAGTCACCGGGATCCACTTGTATCTAGCGTCTCTCTGAGACACCTCACTGGTTAGAGATTCCGATGCTGAGAAAGGTCTAATTCTAACATATGAGTCAGTCATAGACGCTGTAATCGTTGCTGTAGCCGCCCCTACGGCGCTGAAATAGCCGTTAGCGACAATCGATACTGCTGAGCTATCCGATACCGTTGGCTGCTGTATTCGCTGCGCTACGGCCGCTGAAGTAGCTGTAGATGTGTCTGCGGCACCACTTAGGCGTATCCGCTGCCCATCCGCCTGAGCGACTACGGACGTCACGCTTACAGCAACCGGGACTCTCCATAGGTCAGGATCGCCGTACTGGTTAGTACCGTATGCGCTAGTCCCGTAGCCCGTTCTTAGCCTGTAATCAAACTCTGAGCCACCGTAGACATACTTGCCTACAGCGGTGGCAGATGCGCTTGGCGTAGCGGTAGCCTGGGCCTCCCATACTTGTGGGTAGCCATACTTACCAGCACTGTACGCACCAGTATCATAGCCAGTACGCAGGGCCATCTATTAGTCCAGAGTGATGTCGAGGTCGCCAGTTGGGATGCGGAATACATCGCCGTCTGCAATGGTCTTCGCCGTGCTCAGCGCGGCATGAACCAGCATATTGCCGCCGGTAGATGCGTCATGGACGCCTATATGGCTTACAGAGCCCCAGTTGGCTGTAGCGGCAGGAAACTCTACCGCAGCGGTGTTGCTTGCCGTATCGCCCGTTACAGAGAAGGTGACAGCGGTTCTCGCATACGATCCGCCAGATACCTCAGTTCCTGCAGCGCCGGTATCGGTTGGGTCTGAGGTAAACAGGCCAACGTACCAGGTTGTTGGTCGAGTAACTGAATCCGTAGTCAGCGACCATTGGAGTACAGTTGTCTCAAAAGCATTTACAAAGCTCATTAATAGCTCCTAATTTTGAGTTTTAGCCCAGAGCCACCACTGCGGATTCTACGGCTTTCTGTGTTGATGGATTGGACAGCGTTAGAGTATAGCACAGACCAGACTTGCATCCTCTGATCGTCCTTTAGGTACGGGGCTGATTGCATCAATGACCCGTACAGATATGCGTCTGGATTGCTAGTCAGCAGCCAATTCGTTGTATTGCTGTCTGACAGCGCCGGGATCGGCTTGTAGTACATCAGTTCAGTCGAATACGTTGTGTCTGGCGTGGGGTAAACCTCAAAGCTCTCGCCAACGATGGCGTAATACTTTGGCTTCCCGGTCGCGCTATTCTCATTGCGGAACTTCAGCATCTCAGCGAGGCTGATCAGTTCGATCTCAGATGACTTGTCATCGTTGACATGGAAGCGAATGGACTCAAGCCAATCAGCTGGCACCTGAGAGAAGCGGGTGTCTACCTCGCCCTCTGCCCGCTCAATCATCTTGTGATGGCGGATCTCTCTACCCATCTGGGCCTCTGCAAGCGCAATAAAGTCGCCAGCAACGCTAGCCAGGTCATCCCGGTTGAGGAAGTCAGCGATTGACGCCTTGAGCTCACTGTAGTTTGAGATTGCCATAACTTACTTCTTCTTTCGCTTCTTGGCAGTCTTCGCAGCCGCCTTGAATGCCTTTGCTGTTGGTGCGCCCTTACTGCCTGGCTTCCGCATTCTTTCCTTGGAGCCAGCCTTTATGCGCTTACGCTTTGCGTGGATATTGGCGTATAAGCCTTCACTTGCCACGCTTCTTGCCCTTCTTGTACTTCTTTCCGCACGCCATTACTTTCTCCTCGACTTAGTCCCCGAGCACTTCCATCGTTTTCTGGACAGTCTCAGGGGTGAGTTTGGGTCTTTCGCAGCCTTCGGGTGACTCTTCATCTGACCGGCCGATCGAGCGCAGTATGAGTCGCCCTTCTTGGTTCCCGGCTTTACCTTAGCGCCCTTCTGGCCGTAACTGACCTTCTTGCCAGATGACGTAATTTTAACACGCGCCTTACCTTTTCGCGGCTTATTCATAGTGCAATATCCAAGATTGCGTTAGGGTTATAGACGCCGGTCTTTGGCGTGCTCCCTAGATCAATGAGAGCGCCTAATAGCCCCCGGACAACCTCTGGATAGGCCAGAGATCTTTCCCCCGTAACGATGTCAGTCTTCACTGGCAGCAGGGTGCCGTAGTCATAACGAGAGTCTCTCTCAAGGCCGAGATCCCTCATCCGGTTCTCAACTTCAATATTGTGAGCATCCTCGGCATATATCGCCATCAGCGCAGCATCTACCGCTGCGGGCGAGTTTACGTTTACACCCCTGTCCTCAAGCCTTCGCAGCGTAGCCTCATCTATGCGCCCAGAGTATGGCTTCATGGATACCGCCCTGATATCACTAGCAGACGGGTTTAGGGGGTCTACAGTGTCCCCTACGCGCCTCTGTGCCTCGCCTAGCCTTGCGTCAGGGATAAGGTCAAAGATGCTCATCGGCTGATCGTCGAGCCTTCCTAGCCCCTCGCCAGGCACAGCAAACGGGTAGGATGGATGCCCAGACTCCTTAATCACTGGCTGATCTCGGAATATCAGGCCCACGTTCTGTATCCCCGCGTCTCGGAGGCCAACCTGATATGGATCTGCAACCGCCAGCCTTGCCTCGCCTATGCCCAGACCGCCCTTGTTGCGGAACTGCTTATCCATCATATCCATCAGTTCTTTTCTGACAGAATCGGGAGTGTTTCTCCACGCTTCAATTGACGCTGGACTATCTACGCCCTGCCAGCCCTCAATAGAAAGCCCGTCACCCACGCGCTTGGATGGGCCATCCTTCTGCTTGACCATCTTGCCTTTTGTCACATAGCCCCTGATTGCCTTATCGAGCTCTCTCTTCTGGGCCTGAGTCATGTTTGCAGAGGCATAGGAAATCATCGTTTCCCCGGTCATCTTTGAGAAGTCGCCGCCAGTTGGGGCCATTCGGTATGGCAGATAGATTGGGTTGTCTTTTGATCTATACGCCTCCCGCATGATCTGCCCAACAACGCCTGGGGCTGATGCCCATACAGCGCCCGGGTTCTCAAACATAAAGTCCTGACCGCCCTGAAGGTTTACAGGAAGATCAAACTCAACATCATTGATGCCAGTTAGCAGGCCCCCTGCTCTGGTGCGATCTGACATTGTGGTGATGAACTGCCGACCCTCTAGGTCTGATAGCGCAATTCTGGGAATGTCATCTAGGGTTCCGCGCTCGCTAACTGTGGGCGTTAAGGCTGCAAGGCGTTCTCTCTCCCTGACCCGTGGGTCAAACCGGGGGTCAATCATCCCCATAACGCCCTGAATGGCCTCCTGAGCAGCTTGCGACTTAGCCCCTGCCTCCGCCTCTTCTGGTGCCGCCAATAGTCCTAGAGCGCCAGCTGTGGCCGCTGAGGTTCCCAATATGTTTGGCCCAGTGTAGTCAGGATCAAATGCGGCTGAGTAATACGACCGGATGTTGTTGGGATCAAACGTCACGGTCTCTGGAGATAATGACCCGCGACTCCCGGCTCTAGTGCCTGAATAGCCCGCCTCACGCAAGGTTTCGTTGAGGATGCGCTGGCCGTCTCTGCCCGTAACATCTGGGCGCATATCAAACGCATCTGCTCGGCTGATGTAATCCCCCCGCAACAGAAGGGGCATTATCTGGCCGCTGGCAGCGTGTATCTCCGCTAATTCTGGATCTGGCGTAGTGTAGACGCCTGGGCCCATCTTCCCTCTCAGGCTTGGCTCAAACTCGGTGAAGTAGTTTTCTGTGCCGTGATATTCAATGTTGCTGGGATCAAATCCCTGCTGCCTAGCCCGCTCCATGCGGCTCGCAGTGTCCATTGGGAGATCGCCAGTAGCTATGCGCCTAGCCGTCTCCTCTGGATAGCCAGCCCGGACAAGCTCTGCAATATCTCTAGCAATAGCGGCTAACAGGGCCATTTACTGATTCCTGACGGGGAAAGCGAATTATACCTCATGCGAGGCCCCGAATGTTCCTTCTGATAGGCCCTGACGTCCATTGCTGGGCTGGTCTATGGCCCACACAGAGGTATCTGAATGCGTCTGCAGCGTGAGACGTCCAGTCATGCCTTGGCCTGCCTCTCCACGCCTTACCGGAGTCATCCCAATCCCTGCGGTACTGCATCAGGGCGTCAATGCCCCGCTCGCACTTCTCTGCGTCAAACCATGCCATAGGGATGCTCGATCGCACCTGCTGGATACCATCCTCAACACCGAGCATGGGGCAGATTTCTATATTGGTAAGGCCAAGGGACTGCAGCACCTCATATCGTGACTTGCCGGTGCCGAGCTCTTTTACCCTGACGTCATGCGGAAGGATGTGGTTGGTGTAGTGATAGCCCTTCTCGTCAAGAACCTTGGCGTAATGGTCTAGCGCGTATCCACTAGCTTCGTAGTAATCAATGATCCTGATCTCTTTCCCCACGAACTGGGCGAACCAGATCGCAGTTGAGTCATCCATGCCTAAGTCCCAGGCGGTGACTACCCCGGTGCCCTTGTCATACGGAACTGCGCTGATGCGGCCGTCTTTCTTCGCATCCAGCATCTCATGGGCGTAGTAGGCCCCATCTGTATAGACAATGAAGCCGCCATCCCAAACGTGATCATATATCTCTGGTCGCTTTTCCAAGTCCTCAAGCCTCTCCATCTCTAGGGCCTTAGTGAACCACGGATTGTCATTCCAGTTGATCTCTACAATCTTTGAGTCTCTCGGCGGGTTCTCCCTGAACCGCTGGTGAGTAGCGGACTCCTTGCTCTCTGGATTCCATGTGACCCAGATCTCACTCTCATCCTCCCGGACGGTCGGCACCAGCTTCCGCCATGCCATCTCCGAGACGTCCTCGGCCTCATCTATCCATGCCAGCAGTATGCGGCTCTTCGACTTGACCGAGTTGATATTACTCCGCAGCCCTGAGAATGCGAAATGGATACGGCCGTCCCGGCTCTTGATGTATCGCTCGCCGCACTCGTAATACTCCCGAAGGAAGTCATGCTGCTCGATTACTGTCTTCAGTTCCTCTAGCGAGGAGTCTTCCAGAGAGTTAAGCCGCTCCCGGGCGCATAGTATCAGCCCGCTGTTACCGCTCATCCCCTCCTGGTAGCCCTTGATCGCAGTCATCAGCGCAAAGGTGCGAGTCTTTCCACTACCCCTGCCGCCGTATGCACCTCGGTATCGGGCTGGCCCCTCAAATACCGGGACTAGCGGATCCGGTATCTGTATCGTCGCTGCTGTCATCTACAGACTTAATAAATGCCACCCAATGAGTGTTTGCCTTCTTGCCGCTTCGGTGTCCGTAAAGCGGCTTTTCTGGTGTTAGCGCCAACACATCTTTCAACGGTATGTCTGTCTCGTTCCATTTGAAGATGAGCGTCCCGTAGGGCTTGAGAACGCGAAAGCACTCTTTGAAGCCAGCGGCTAGGTCTGCCTCCCAGGTTTCCTTATCTAAAGACCCATAGCTGAAGCCGGTGACAGACTTCATGGAGATGCCCCTAACGTGCGGCGGGTCGAACACAACGTGATAGAACCGCTCGTCAGGAAAGTCCATGTTCCTAAAGTCATGCAGCACATCTGGCCTGCATTGCTTTGGGCTTCTGCCGGCTTGAGAGGGGTGATGATTAATCTGCATATCACCATAGCGGCAGTCCGCGAATACGGCCCTGTCGTCCCGCTTATCAAACCACATCATCCGGCCTCCACAGCAAGCATCGAGAACCAATTTCGTCACTCGCCCCTCTGCTCTGCCCTTACGCCCTGCAGCGTAATCACTGTTGGCTTCATAGACCCATCAGAACTGCTGTGATCAATCTCCTGACGATCTGAGTAGCCATGCTTGGTGAGCATTAGCTTACTGATAGTCGGGTTTAGATCGCCTCTGAGAGCGCCTGAGAACACCTTCTTCGCCTGATTTACTAACAAAGTGTCTAAGATGTATAAAAAATCTTCGTCAGAATCACGCCAGTTGTAGAGAGTCCTGCGCGTTACAGACAAGTAGACAGCCAATCCCTCGATTGTAGGGACAGCTTCATCATTCTCGTATCCAACCTCGATATACTCGATCGCCTTAGCCCTGACCTCGTCAGTGAGCTTGGTTGGCCTTCCACGGCCTTGAGGTTGTCCTTCTACTTCCACGGCTTTGTAATCCATTCCCTCCGCCAGCTGGCGAGCTCGTACTCTGTTGGTCTCTCTAGCGTTGAGTTGTACATCACGCTGATCCTGATGCTCTCATCAATGATCCCATACTCAATCGCTGCTCTAGCCTTTCTGAAAGGTATGTCGAGCATCTCTGCAATATCAGCGCAGGTGAAGTGAATCAGATCCCCCGCCAGTATCAACTTTAAGTAGTCCGGGGCGGTTTTTGGTCGCTCCTTCACTGCTAGTCTATTATATCAAAGTCAGGGTGCGGGATTGAGTATGCCCAGTATTGGCCCACCTCCCTGCCGCACCTGATGACTCCAACGTCAATGTCCTCATCGCTTATTGGATAGGACTCTACTGACCCGTCACTAAACGCCACAAGAACCGTGTCTGCCTCTGAGGGCATCTCTCCCGGCTCAACAGGGTGCCATTTAATATGCACCTCCTGC